CACCTATACTGCTTGCAAATGCTTTTCCTAATTATCTGTAAACCAAGTTTATTGGACCAATTGCAACACCATCTGAAGTACAAACTGGACTGCAAACTATTCTAGGTGGTTACATGGTCTTATAATTTTATTAATCAACACCTTATTAAAAAGCTTCTGGTTTATATAAAGTTTATTCTGATTTTGCAAAAGCTTGATAAGTGGGCATTTTAAATTTCTTGGTAAGCAAATTATCTCTCCCCATTTCATATACTGTTTTCCTGTTTGGATTCTAACTCTATAAGAATTCCTTCCAAGTTATAGTATCCTTTTCAGTCATAGTAATTTTAATTGGGTTCAAAATATCTGCAAAAGCATTGAGGGCTTATTATTAAGGTTTGATTCTATTCAAATTGAGCTATCTCTCTTACAAACCAACTTTGATGTTATGAATTGAATTTGGATTAAAATAATAAGGCTTAACTTCTTAATTTTATCTGTCAACTAAATGGACTTCACCAATCTAAAGCAATTTGATCTATCTTTACTAATTTTATAGCATTTTACTTTGTAATTCATAATCACATCTCTTAAATACTATCAAATTATCATTATATGCTTCATTTGCCTCTAGAGAGGTCTCTTTATATTGATCTAAAATTATTTTACCATTAAATCCTCTTAAATCATAATTCATAACTCTTCTTCTATAGATGTAGGTCTTCCAGGCTACATAGCTAACTAAACAAGCATCAGTAAACAATGCGTACATTGTTTTCAAGCCTTCAAAAGCTTCTACATCAATCTTTCTATACCAACTAAGTGGTAACTTTATTCTACAAATCTTATAAGTTATGTATTAAAGCGCTCCAACTGCAATACCAAACAAAATCCACTTATATTTGTAAATTATTTTACTAATATTAAATTCTGCTAAAGGTAAATCATTTACTTTCACTTAATTGATTCTGTGCTAAACAACTTATTTGAAAGTTATACCACGGTTGTATTCTTATATAGAGTATAAAACTGCTGCATTAAACAAAGTGGTTTCAAAATGATTATCTTATAATAGGACATTGTTGGTTTAACATTAGAAGTGCAAGCCTGAGCTAACCACTTCAAATTTACCTTGGTTTAATGATATCTAAAAATCTTAAAAAATCTTTTTATTAACATACTCCAAGTAAATTTATCTAGTATACATCTCTACTTTTTCTTCTTAAAATAAAGCGCTTAAGACATTCTTATTAACTAATTAAAATCTAGTAGCAACTTCACTAAAATCTGTTTTATTATAATCTAAAAGAATAATGATTAATTTTAATGAGTGCTTAGATATTCCTGCTAATTCTATTTATCTTGTTTTATAACCTAAAGCTAAATCTGGTCCAAGCCAATAACCTTGAAAATTTTCTGGTATTTGATTAGTTATGACACTAGTAGGCAACTTAAATGTGGACGTACCAATCCTCAATCTTC